TTTCCATGCTGCTTCTCTGGAACATCTTTAGACCTTCGCCCATTGTTGTCACAGAAGTGAGAATGAAAAACGCATCTGGATCAGTGAGATAATTATTCACCGTATAGCCGCCAGGCAAAACACCTGTTGACTTCACAGCGTTAAGATCATTATCTGCACTTCCCGGCCGTCCCGTAGAGTTGAGGATTCTCTCGGCAACAAAAACCAGTTCCGAAGGAACTACGAGTTTTTCTGCCTGGACAGAGATTAAGAGCCCTTTGTCATCGGCAAAATCCGAGATATCGATTAGGGCGTCTTCGAGGCTCGTCTCGTTCAGATCTGCCATTGAACTAGCTCTGTTCGCCGCTGTGCCACCACCTGCGAGGGTGTGCCCAGTGTTGATCAAAGATACGCCGTCTCCGCCTGTGTAAGAGGAAGAGAATGCGTTGTTCAGGACATCCGCGCCTTTTGTCTCTTTGGTATTCGCCATCGACCTGGCCAGCGCTTTGGTGTAACGCTTGCCCAACGCATCGTACAAATTATCTTCGACAGCTTCTTCCGTTAAAGCAACATTATGTTCAGAATGTTTCGCTACTTACATTCCCGCTCTTTTTTGAGCAGCTGCATGTCACCATGCAGATCAGACTATATCTTCAACCGTTCTGGTTGGATGGCGCTTCCGCTCGCTTGAGCGTACTCCCTTACGGGATAGTCGTTGCACCTTCTGATATTGCTATCAGCTTGGCTCAGTATTGTCTCAATTGAGAGTTTCACTGAATTCACCATCTTATCGCTTGCATATTCCTACGCAGCGGCCCTTACATTTAAGGCAAGCGCGATTGTTTCATGTGTGTACCGCGACGTGTAACTCTCTGTCGCGTTGTCAAATGAAACGCCCGCACCCTCGCTTTTTGTTGGTGCCCCTCCGAAGCCGGAAATGAGAACCTCTTCCTCGAAGGCCCGCTGTGAGTCTTCAATAGAAAAAATCTCAGTATATTGCGTCGGTTTTGCATCGTATGACATGCCAAACAAGCTGTTGAGACCTGGCTCAAGCTCCTTAGCAAGTTGTGCTCTTGAAATAGCCATTGCTACTTACTCCTTTATGCCAGACCAGCGCCCTTCTGACCCATGATGTGGTTTTGTATAACCACAAGAACATTGGTGTTAGAAGCGCTAACGTCACTGTTATTGGGATCCTGAGAGATATCGATTGCTTTCAGGGGTAAAGTTGCGGTGGTCGCGCCCGTGGACACGTCCAACTCGTCTCCAGAAATACCGGTATCGGTGCTTCCAGAATTGGTTTTGATCGTATCAAAATTACCGAGCAGGTCTGCAACTGGAAATGCTTCGTCTGCCTGAATCTCGAAAACCGTATTCGGGTCATCGAGAATAAAAGCAATTATGTCTGAAGCATTTGTGCTTGCTGGATAGTAATTCCGATACACCTGTTCACCAGTTGTTGGGTCCGTATACTGACAGCCGTTAAACACTCCGACCAACGGAACCGTGCCACCAACGGCGTGTATTTCTACACCGCCGCCGGTAACTTGCATAACCAGGTCACCCTGATAAATCGCAGTCCCATAGTTCGCAGCAATTCTATACCGTGACTGTCCGCCAGAAGACGGTGCCCCACCCATCTGCTTAACAGGTTTCAAACCAAAAGAGGCGTCTTTATTCGCCATGGTTATTTCTCCTATATTAAGTTGAGTAAGTTATTTCTTGCCAAAGGAAACTTGCGTGTCCCGTTGCGGGTCATACTTCACATATTGACTATCTTTTCTGCTTTCAGAAAACATGGTGTTGTCCAAAGCGTTGACAGCATCTTGACTTTTACCTTGGTAATAATCGTGACGCTCTTCGATAGTCTCGTTCGGCATTTTTGCAAGCAAGAGTCCTTCATTACAAACGATACCAGCATGTCGGCTATGTTCGTCCACTGTCGGTAGTGCCCAATCGCTAGGAAGGTCGGTGCCTCTAACAAGCTCCCAGCCCTCTCTTATTCGTCTACTGACGTTTGCGCGATCTTCCTGTCCCAACATTGACTCCCTTATCCAGCGATAGGTATATCCTGGGGGAGCCGGTGGAGTATCAAGCTTCCTTACCGGTCGCCATGGTTTTCTACGAGGTGATTTATCGTGAGTCTCGGAATCACGAGAATTTCTATTTGGCGCTTTTTGCTCAGCCATTACATTGCCTCCCTAGATGCAATTTTTTGCTTTTCAGCTGCTACGCGCTTCAACCAAGCGTCTTCGCTCATGTTGTGCGGCTTTAGCCCTCTAAGGCGTTCAACTTCTGACTTTGAGAATGTAACGCCATTCTTTTTGCCTGGTGTTTTTTGACGACCACTACCTACAGTGGCGGAAGCAACTCTTTGCACCGGTGGGTTGGCTTCTCCTTGCTCGACCGCATTATCCACGCTCGCATTCTGCAAGTGCGGGTAAACTTTGTAAACTCGATTGTTTAATTCTTCATAATACTCGTTTGAATCAGGCTCGTGGCCCTCATTGATGAGATTGTAGTGCTGGAAATATGCGTACTGGGTAGCCTCTAAATTGCCTTGATCTTTCGCATCGCCATACCAGCTATTTTTTTCGTACCAACCCAACGCTTCTTTCGTGGGTTCTGGCACCTCTTGTTGAGCTTGCGGCTGCTGCGCTTGCTGCGCTTGCTGCGGCTGCTGCTGTATCGCCTGAGTATATTGAGCTTGTTCCTGCTCTTGCCTGTTTTTGGCAAGACGCACTTTTTCTTTTTGAATGGCGAGATCGCTTTTTAACGTGTCCGCTTTGGACATTAAATCTGCATCGCCAGACTGCACGGCTTTTTTGTAGAGCTCGTCGGCTTGCTGCTCTTTTGCGGTGATGGCCTCTTCTTCTTTTTGGATAACCGTTGCGTCTTGCGCTTGCTTGTGATGCCGCAACGCATATATTTCTTGTTCGCGCTCGTGGGCTATTCGCTCAGCTAGTGCGGCTCGTTCTTCCGCGGCCCGCGTTTTAGCATTCAGCTTGTTAATTCGTTTGCTGACGCCGCGGGTATATTTATCTAACTCTTCATCCTGACCATTGGCCTGTTGTTGAGCAACGACCTTGTCCTCTTCAACGCTAATCTCAATTTCTTGCTCTTCAGCTTGTTTGGCTTCTTCGGTCATAATTTACACGCTCAATATATCGTCAGGGGAAAGAATCGTCGCAATCACCTCATCATCATTGATAATCCTGCATTCTGCGCCATCTTCCAATTTGAAGCGTGCGCCAGAATAACGGCCTATCAGCACCCATTGCTTTTCTTCACACCACTTTTTCTCCCCATACTTGGCTTTGTCACCATAGCAAAGTGGACCTTGTTTGACGACAAAAGCAACGACAGAAGCCAGCGCCTCTTTGTCTAAGGTTTCTTTGGTAAATACTATCCCACCTTTCGATTCCAGTTTACCAGCATAAGGCAAAACCAGCATGCGCCATCCGGTGGGTTGAGGCATACGGTCTAAAACACTTTGCTCCAAAACGGTAGGGTCCAGCACACGGCTATCTGGTTGCACGTAGGCTTCCGTCACCTTTTTTGCTTCACCCATCCTCTATATATCCTTGTTGCGCTCTTTCATCTCACCTTCGATGTAGTATAGCGCACTAAGCTCGCCCTGCAAAAATTTGTAATGTTCTATAGATTCTAGTGCTCCTGACATCAACGTCTCTGAGATCTGTTGTTCGCGATCACGTATGAGCTTTTTGATAATCTCATAGTACGTAAGCTCGTCCATGAATCAGTTTCTGACCTTGAATTTCAAGCCCTTTTTAGCCGCTCCCTTGCCCTTCATTTTGACAATGCCCGTAACGCCATTGTTATGTCCAACGGCGCGTGGGTTTGGCCGCTCGAACGACTTGTTGCTAGGCACTTTTTTAATAGCCATGTTTGCTCCTATTTACGGTTTTTGGAGCCTTTAGGCCGGCCCCTTGGCTTTGATTTGGTCTTTGCCGCAGCTTTCTTAACCACTTTATTTTTCTTGGCTACAGGCTTAGGCTTTTCGGCCACCGGTGCCTCTGCAACCGGTTCTTCTGCAACCGGTTC